CACGCTCCTCTGCAAGACTTCTTGCGTCCGTAGGCGCAGGAAAATCAACCAGCGTGTGGCAGTGCCCATACGTCAGGGCACAGATCAAGAGTCGTCGAGCGTACTCATCTAAATCTGAGCCACACCCATCAACGTCCTTGTTAAAAACATCTGTCCAATAGGGATCACCTTGGACGCTAATTGGTTTTCGCAGGATTAACCCAGCTGCTGCACGAAGCAAACGCTGCGTATAAGGCGTAAAAACAGAACGATTGACCCGTGCCAGATATGCGGAGTAGTCCTCACGGGGCTCTAGAGGCAAGAATGCCTCGCAGTTGTCACGTAAATACTCTGTGCCGTTTGTAACGGCCTTCATGATCTCCCAGCCCTTCATCTGGTCGATCACAGCCCGTGTCCGCACGAACGGACTATCAACGCTTCCCATGTAGGAAGAGCTGACAAGATGCGTTCTAACGAGACCAGGAACGGAGTAAGTCATGACACCTCAGAGTTGAGTTACTAACAGCCCCATCGACGACGAGCCGCTTTACCCCGTTCACCTGTCCAATTACGACTTCGAGCGCAGAAAGAACGCTTACGGGCAGCCTCTTCCTTTGTCTTTGGCTTGCCAGTAACCGGCGGTTTCAAATTAGAACCCGTTTCTCGGTTGTACTTAGCCCGACCTTTAGCGGTCAGGCCAGCACCCTTACTAGCAGGCAGCTTTTCGCCACGCCCAACACTAAGGTTGGGACCACGCTTACGCTTTTTGCGCTCTGCCATCGTTCTAACCCTTACTGAAGGTTAGAAGTGATGTCGCCGCTGGTGATGAAGTTGCAGGTAGCAACCACCAAGTCTCCAACAGTGGAGCTGATGTCCATGCTGGTGATAATCCCGGCAAACTTTACGCTGTCGGTCGTTGTGGTGTTGCCGGTGGTAAACAACTCAAAAGACGCATCAACCGCATCGCTTGTTTTGAACACGTCTTCAATCAGTTCAGGCTGATTGGTTGCGTCGGGATCGTAAACAAGCTCAATGGTGCCAGAGCCAGAAATCAAGCTGCCGACAAAATGACGAGACGTGTCACCATGATCGGTAACGTCCAGGGTGTCTTTGGTGACGTTCAGCGTCCAGCTGCGCGTACCGACGACGGTTGCAAGGCTTCCAGAACCAGTTTCAAACTGGACCGAACCCTGCTCACCACGAAGGATGGCCATGATTAGACATAGGAAGGGTCTATAGCCCCGAGTCTAACCCTTTATGCCTGTCAAGCCACGCAATCAACCGTTGTAGTGAACGATGACATGCGGCTCAACGTCGGGCGTACCAGATGAAATGGATGCAATACGGCAGCGAATCCGGCTTGCAGGCTTGCCTGAATAGAAATACTCGTAATTTCCGGCAGAGTTGATAGTTTTTGTCGTGTCAATCTCAAACCAAGTGTCGGTCGAAGAACTGTGATTAAGCTCTAGCGCGACCGTAAAGTTGGCACTGCCAGTGGCAACAAGCGCAAAAGTAAAGGTGTCAGCGTGGCAAGCCACCTCAAAAGCATCGTTTACCGCCGCCAAGGCGGTCGATTCATGATGCTCAACTGTGTTGGTGTAGCGCTCAACAGTGGTGGCCATTACTTTTTACCCTTGGGCTTGCGTTTTTTAGCCGTTTTAGCGGCTTGTTTGAAGTTTTTGGCCGTTGGAGCGCCCGGATCACCCGGTTTACGCATTTTTTCGCCCGAACCTGCCTTAATTCGACGCCGTTTGGCCGCGATATTGGCGTACAAACCACGTTTTTTGGCAGGCATGGCTAAAAACCTCGGTATTTACAGTGTAGCTCTCACATCTTCTTGCTGCCCTTCTTTTTGCCTTTGGGCTTTTTCTTGCCACCGGCTCCGTAATGACCAGGCATGACAAATAAACAGGGGATAACCCCAGTCTAACGGGCCTTAGTGGCGTATTCCAGCGTTACTTGACGCCTACTGCCCTCAGGCGATTTCCAACGCGGAAACTTGACCAAAATTGACGGGTCCAGCACCTCCTCAGGCGGCTGCAACGTTCTCCAACGGTGGTCACACTCACGGCAAACCCGATCACGCACTGAATCGCCATCTTGTGACGTGTACTTCCCAAGCACACGAGTATCCTCTGACCCGCATTTCGGGCAAAGAGGCGCATTCAAAGCACGAAACATCCTTAATACAGGCGGTATGACGTAGTTCCCATGGCCTCAGGCTTGGCCAAGTTGAACTGCTGCAACACAAGATACCCGAAAGCGTCGAACGCATGGTCCACTCCTAGATTTTTGTTAGGAAGACCAGTGCCTGGTGCGTAAGTCAGCGTCCGTAACGACTTAATCAGCTCCTTACACCTTGGGTGGATTTTGACCCTCCGCGCTCCAGAAGCATCCATCAGACCAGTGTTGACCGCTGTGATCTTGTCGCGGATCTTCCACGGTGACCTAGGGCTCTGAACCGTAAAACCACTGCGCCTAAGAATTGCGTGGTCCGTTACGCCCACCCCACTCGTCTTTCTGGCACCGCCTGTTGGGTCAGGACACGCGATAACCCGACGATCCACACCGTATCTACGGGTAACTTCATCGGCAAAATCCCAGGTGGTGGCCCCGCCAGTCAGCATGATCTCGTCAAACACGTACAACGTGTCCTGATCTTTGACTGCACAGATGCCGGACATGGGATCGACGTTGAAGTCAACGCCTAATAACAACGGTTGGATCGAAATATCCTTGGCTTCTGTCGAGATGTTGTCGTCGGAGAAACTGATAGCGACTAGACCCGTTAAGTTCTCGAAGGACGCTTCGAATTCCTGGCGGAACGTGCGCGTATCAAGTTGAGCGCGGGCTGCTTCAACCTCGTGCTTACTGACGTTTCCGCCTTCAATCGTTGTATAGCTCCATCGCTGCCACTCTCCTGTTTCGTCGTCTGGGACATAGCACCACAAGTCATAAAACCAGCTAGCTGTACCGTCTGGCGTCGAAATAAACAACGCCCAACCTTCTTTATCCGCTAAAGCAGGCCTGATCACCTCAAACCAGACCTCTGAATCCATAAATGCCGCCTCATCAAGCACTACGCCCGACAAACTCCGGCCCCTCAATGCCATTGCGTTCTCAGTACCCTTCAATTCGATCGTTGAACCGTTAATTAGCTCGATTCGTAGATCTGTTTCGTTCTTACTGCGGATCCAAACCTTCGGAACTAGCTTTTTTAACGCTCTCCACGCAATATCTTTGGCCATCCGATACGTCGGAGCACAGTAAAAAAAGGTCTCGCCTGGCCTGTTGAGCGCTCCACGTAACAACTCAACGCATGAAAGATACGATTTACCGAATCGACGACCGGCAACTAAAACTCGGAATCGTTTGTCGCTTGAAAAAACTTGGCCCTGTGCCCATCTCAGGCTTACGGGCTCTGCTTTTGTGCTCATGGCTATTACATTACACAGGTTTTCAACCCTTACCCCCCTCTTGACCGTGCCAGGACTCAGTGTGGGAGGTTATTATCTGGAAAAAGGTCGATAGGTTGATGCCTGAGCCTCTAACGGATCGCACCACACAAATCAAAGAGGACCGCATTAGGCGTCTCTATCGACGACAGCTTGACGGGCTATCCGCTCGTGCGCTCGTCTACGACCACAAAGAGAAAGAACAGATCTCAATCAATACTGCTTGGCGTGATTGGGCAGAAGTTAAAAAGCTCGTTGATGAAGACTGGCAAGCTGACCGCGAAAACATGCTGGCGCGTCTTCAGCACATGCGTACCAAACTCTTCCATCAAGCCCTCAAGAAGGGGCAACTGCAAACCGCAAGCCAGGTGCTTGACTCCATCGGACGTGTCATCGGTGAATCCGTTGAGACAGTCAACATCCAGGCACCTGAACTTAAAATCTCCATCGAAGATAAGGGCGACTGATCCCCACGCTCACAACTTCAGACCCCTGCCCCCACTCCTAGGGGGCTTTTTTATTACACGAGTGCTGTTGTACGGATATATGTGTAAGTAGTGGGTGATTAGCTAGCAGCCAGAAAATCTGCAACACCACCCCCCCCGGCTGCGCCTCCCGAGATTGTCACATTTCTTAGTGTCAGATGGGAATAATATCTGGTACACTGTAAGAAGGAAGAAAGAAAATTCTTCCAGCGTGGCGCAAGCCGCACCTCGACAACCGCATAGGGAGCAAATCGCACCAATCGACACCGCTTCCGGGTGACTGTCGCAAGGTGTCAAGCGATGTCTCAAGTTTTTAAGCTTCGTAAGGTGCGCTCCCAAGGAGACCAACGAACCAACCCACTACTGGATCAAATGAACTCATTTCTACAGTTCGTCGCGGCAATGGTTGCGGCAGGTTCTTTCGGTGTTGCTGTCGTTCAGACGGCAATGGTCGAACCGCTCCAACAGCACAGCGGCACTCAGTCCTACGTTCGCGTGGTGCGCTGAGATGGCTCTGATGTCTGATTGTCCCCTCAAGACCGCTCTTGAGGCTCGGTTTACGGATGACTCAGAGATCCGGGATGTGGCCAGCTATGGCTGCATCTCCGGTGTTTCTGGGTTTATCTATTATTCCGAAACATGTTCGTTCTTTGATAAACATCAAGAAGACATTGAAGAATGGCTACTTGATCATCATCAACTCAGCCTTTCTGAGATCTGTAAAGAAATCGAAAGTGTTGATTTATTGAAGAACAAAATGGTTTGGCTGACAGTTGATCTTTACTGTCAGGAAATTGTCATCTACAACGAAACATTTCAGCCCGTTTAATTGCGGGCTTTTTTTTTATGTACTTTGACCGATTCGACATTTGCGAAGCTTACTACATGTTCGCCATGCTTTGGCATGACGGAATGTGGGGGGAGATCTACGGCAAGTTCGGACAACTGGAGCGGATGCAGTTCCGTCCCAGTCCATGCCTGGAGGAGCCTAAAGATCTGACCATGAATGGCCGTGAGATTTACCGTCAACTGGTGGTGAATCGATGCGGCATCAAATCCACCGCTCCAATGAATGGCCGCCGCTGAGCGGCCTTTTTTTATGCGCTGAGCCGGATGAGACATTCCTCAGCTCTGCAGTCTTCAAGCTTGGCTCGAACCCAGTTAAGGCGACCGGCGACCCTGCGACCGTCGTTAGTGTCCTTGTAGACGTGAAGCGCTTCAAGCAGGAGCATCCACTCATCAGCGCAGAAGTGAATGGTTTTAGTGGGCGCTGGGTCAGTCATGAAAGGGCGGCTTGCAGTTTCCGTGAATGGTCTGTATTGTAGTACAAGAGTCAGGGGAATCAACCCGGCTCCGCTCCAACAACACCAACCTAATGAAAAAAGAAATCATGACTCGCTACAGCCTGGGCGAGCATCGTTCCATCAACCTTCAGCACGGCTACATCGACGTTAGCGATGCATCCCCGGAGTCCGTTTCCATTTACGCCGGAACGGACGTCATCTACGACGCAGTCGCTCAGCTTCTGCCCTCTTGCCCTCGCTCCACACAAGAGCGCTTCATTGAGATCCTCACCGCTCACATCCGCAAGGCAGACCAAGTCCAAGCATGAAACGCCCCGCAGAAGTAAGGGAAGCCCACCAGCAGCACGCCAAAAAGCTGCTGGATATGGGTTTTCAGAAAGCCGATGTGGCAGCAACGCTCCAACGTAAATACAGCCTGTCTCGTGCCACCGCTTACCGCGACGTGGACGAGGCAGACATTTCACGTGAAAGCGAAGACCACAAGATCGAAGCCGATCCAATGCCTGAGATCACCCTGGAAGACCGTGAGCCATTGATGCGGATGACTAAGCATCTGCTGATTGATGCTTACGAGCAGGGCAACGTTCAAGACTATGCACGTCTTGTCCGTGAATACGAAAGGCTTGCCCGTATGGGCGGCTTGTCTCAAAAGTTCTGAGACGTTTGTCTCACACCGTTCCAATCAACAATCAAACCAATGGCTAACGAATTTTGGCAGTGGCTTAAGCAACAGCCCGAACGCATCGAACTTGAAGAGAAGCGCGAGAAGCTTCGCAAGGAGTACGAAGAGTCCGATCGCCAAGCTCGGGTCACTCTTCGCATGTCCTTTGCCTATCAAGCTTGTGCTGAAAAGATCGAAGACAGCATCGTTCATTGGCAGTGCTCAAGCGAGTCTGATGACGACACCATGCACAAGATCTACGGCTTTCACCCTGAACTCGCTGTAGATGATCAAGCTGATGTCATGAAATCCTTGAGACAGCAAGCCTTTGACAAAGCTGCTGAGGCTGCGGCTCACAACAAAGCTGCACGCTCCAGTGAACAAGCGTGGTCTGCTCTTGGCTCTGAATACGCCAAGCAGTACGACACTCTCAAGCCCAAGTGGGAAGCGTTCCAATCCAACAACAACGAGGAATCCAAATGACCATCCGCACTGACGACATCGACGATCTTCTGCCTTCAGAGTACAAAGATCCTTGGCCTCCTCTCTCTGATGAAGAGATTGAAGAACGCCAACGCCAAGCCGAATGGGACGACTATTACAACTCGATCCCTGACGCTGCTGAACGTAACCGCAACCTCAAATGATTACCCGCCAAGACGCTACACGCTCCATCAATCAACTGCTCTCACTCATCCTGGGTGGTCAAAAGGCTAGAGCCTCTGGCCATCTGGCCTACAAGCCCTCAGAACGTATTGAGTTCTGCTTCAAGCTTGTTCAGCAAGAGATGGAGCAGGTTGTCCGTACCGCTGATCCAGAAGCCTTGCAGAAGGGTCTCAGTGATGGTCAACGCCAACTCTCTAGTCTTCAGTCCCTTAAAACCCTCAACCAACTCATCAACGAAGTCGAATGGTAAACGAATCCACTCAAGTCGAATCAATCGTCAAAGATCTCAAGTCGATCATTGAGCGCGAAGACAAGCGTCATCAGATGGATCAACATCTCACCACTTCTATGCGCCATCTGCTGGAAGACGAGATTATTCCACAACTTGAAAATGAACTTGACTTTGACCCGACTCCTGAACACCTTTGGGATCTAACAGCCGGTGAACCTCCCATCACTCTCGATGAGATGCACACCGACGCTTACAACCGGAAGTACAACCAATGAGCACCAAACTCAATGGCAACAAGTTCTCCGCTGCTGGTTCCCGCGTTCCAACAGACCTTCTCCCTACTGCTATCCGTTATGAAGCAGCTCGGGCAGTCATCTTTGAAGACTGGGGTAACTTCGTCCGCGCCAATGAATGCTTAGCTCTTAAGCGCTGCTACGAACGTCGTGCAATGGAGGAATGTTTAGACCCAAGGCCAACCTAGCTCCACGTCTCCGCGCCAAACATCCTCATCGATAGGGCGCTTGACCGCATAATCCCGAAACAGGCGTTTCAGCTCTTCAGTTGTGACGCCTATTTCTTTTGCCTTCTTCGCAACGTTGCATTGACCGCGATAGATCAGCTCTAGCGCTTCCTCCACTAGAACACTTCCCCACTCAGCAGCATCTCCTTGTAAAGGTTGTTCCGTTCAGTCCACCTGGCTTCGCAACCTCTCATCTCCAGCTCGTTCAGCATCCTCAGCTGAACATTACCGTTCGACTTCGCAATTACTACCGCCCCAGCAACAACACGGATCCCAGCCCTCTCACGCAGACCAAGGCTATAAGCGCCGAGCTGGTCCTGGTGATCCTTCAACCACGCTTCTGGCTTGTCAGTCTCACGGCTGCTCGTCTTGAAATCACAGATCGTCAGACCCAGTGGTGTGTCGATTAAGGCGTCTGCCGTTCCAGCAAACCCTTCGTCACTGCTGACGCTGAATTCGCTGGCATGAATGGCCGTTACGCTTCCACTCACCAACCAGTCGGATAAACCTCTGGCGTACTCACGGGCTGGCCATGGAACTTTCGGCGAGCCTTTCTCCGCCTTTTTAAGTGCCCAACTGGTGATTGCCTTTGGAGGTCGAGCCAATCCATCATCCCAGACCTTCCATGAACCCTTCTTGTTAGCGCTCTGTCGAGCCAACTTTGCTGCGGTCTTGAGAACATATTCACAATGCTCGTGAGCAACGGTGCCACGGTCACAAGCAAGGTCACGCTCCAAACCACTGCCAGCACGTTGTGACCAGCGCTCCAATGCATCCTTCTGTGATTGCGGGGCTGTGTTCTTCAGGATATGGGTAACAGAGTGGTAAATCTGTCCGTGTTGATCCCTGTAAACACGGAATCTGCCTGAGTTGTCTTGCTCCAACTGCCATTGACGCAGTGAAGCTAAGGCGTCTTGTGTAT